GGGGAAACTAGTTGCAAACGCAGTTAACTCGCGAAATAGCAATTAAAGAAGGTCGGGGTGGAGCACAACAGTGGCTCGGGCGAAAATGTCGTAGACGACGGATTCCTCCGGAGGGGGTTCCTTGGACACGACCGTGTAGCGGGCCAAGTAGGCCAGTCGAGGGGCACCACCAAAGTGGGGGTTGGGCCGGAATGTCTTCTGGATGCCGGCAACCATGGGGCAGTGCGTGGTGAGCGTGGGTGCGGCTCCGCCAGGGTACTGGGACTGCAGCACGTGGCGTTCGTGCGTCGGTTTGGCCTCAAACTCGTCGTCAGACGCCGGGGCGGTCTCCACGTGCGGGTACCAAGCCAGGCTGAGTTGCACCGCCACACGCGAGGCGGTGGGGCCGGGATGGAGGACGATGCTGAGCTCCTCGAAAGCGGCATAAACGCTGTACTCGGCAAAGGTCCGGACAGGGGCGACGTTAGGGTCCCATGCTGCGACTCGGCCTTTCTGATTGAACTTGAGGCTGGCCAGACGGTAGTTGAACGTTCGGCGTCGGGGATCGAAGATGGTGCCCAGCGAAGGGGGCAAGCCTTGGGGTGCCTGAGTGGGCATGGCCGGAAGAGGCTGAGCCTCATCCTGCTCCAAGCCCCAACGTGCATGGTCTGGGACGAGCTGAAGCACATCGCGGGCACGAAGGAGAGACGACCCCTCAGCCACTCGAACGATGTGTGCCAGGAACTTGTCACTACGCTCAACGGAAGCAGGAGTGCCGAAAACCAGGCGGAAGAAACCGGTGTGTAAATGAGTGGGGGCTAGAAGTGCCCAGTACTTGACTTTCCAATTTAAAGGATAGTGGCCGCAGAAATCGCGGGCGTCGTTAACCGACGACTGTTGAAACAACGCAAGGTAGCAGAAACCGGGAGAAAACAGGGAGGCGGCGACGACGTCATCATTAGCGTCGCCACGGTAAGGGGGAGGGGGGGGCTGGGCCTGCTCGTGGGGGTTGACCTGAACGGCGGCCAGCATTGCTCGCACCTCCTCGACACTAAAACGGGCGGTATGGGTCATCTTGGTGTTTGTGGTCTTGTTTCTCGAGAGTGTTCAATGTGAATTGAAAATGTGTCTCGTTAACAAAACCCGCTGCCAAGAGGTTCGCCACCCGTTGCGCTAATTCACCTTCGCGCCGGGCCCGAGTGAGCGCGACTCGACTCAGGCCTAGCGTTTCAAGGATCCAGGAGGGGGTGGGCCGAGGGGCGGTGACGCTGGCATTGGCGAAGAAGTTTCGCGCCAAGCCGGGCCAACGTTCGTGATAGTGGGCGACCAGCCAGCCCAGGGCCTCCAAATCGGACCAGCTGAGGTACTCTGTGAGCAGGTCCCCCATTCGATAGGCGGTCCGGGCCTCAGCGGCATAGGAGACAGCCACCTGAGCGGCGTCTCCCTTGATCACATGCCACCACATCTTCAGGGCCAAAATGCTGGGATTCTTATAGCAGCCGTTGGCGGTGAGGAAATAACCGCAGAACTCCGGACGGGTGGTGTGCGCAACCTTGGCAATAATGCGGAAGTTCTTCCCGTGCTTGCGCCACCACGGGGTCAGCGTTAGGTGGGCATTACTGGCCATGTCGTCCCCACCCACTGCGGTGGCGACCGGTGGGGGGCGATACATGAGCTGGATGAGGGCCATATTATAGTAAGTGTTGAAGTCAAAGGTGCCTGGCTCGCCGGTAAGGCGGGCTATGTCCATAGGACCAATGACGTCACTCACGATGTTGAGCTTCCAGTCCAAATAAAGGGCGAGCTGGTCAACATGCTCAGCGTACATGAAAAAGAGGTGGCTGAAGGCCTCGGGCAGACTGAAATGTTGCATCAGGAGCAATTCCATCCCCACGCTCTCCCCTTTTTGGGTGGAGTCGTAACCGGTATAGTCACTGGTGGTGCTCTCCTGATCCAGCCACCAATCCCGTGCCCACTGGTCCTGATCAGCAAAGGACTTCCCGCAGTTGCAGAAGATGTGGGGCGGCATTTTGCCCATGACCTCGGCCCGTAAGTACCGGACCATGGGGCCGAACACCAACACGACGGCGTCAGGGAAAAGGGCCAGGGTTTGGCCGGCCTTTCCGTCGGCGCCCAAGGCCTCCGTCTTGCCCTTAACTTGACTTTTCAGGAAGTGCCGAACGGCATTGAGCTTCCAAGTTGGGTCCGCTCGATTGACGTTGTTGAGCAGCGTGTTTCGTGTCTTCTTAGTGAGTTTAACGAACTCATTCTCGTAAATACACCGCTCAAACAACTCCGGCTTGAAAGGGACGGGTTCCTCGGGGAGCTGGAGGAATTCGCTGAGGGCCGTGAAGAGCCACAGGGCCTGGAGCCGGCGAGAGAGGAACTCCAGCTCATTTCCTTCCGAGGTGCCGGACTGCAGCCTTTTCCTGAT